GGACCCCCTACACCATTTGTTGGATCTTTCTCAAATGACATACCTTGTATAGTACCTTTGAGACCAACTTCATTCTTTCTATCTCCTTTTCTTACCTCAATCTTCTGTTGCCACATCATTACTTTATCTGGTGACATAGGTCTATACCATGCTGTATGTTCATTTAAGAATGCAGCATATTCTTGTAAGAACTTCCAGGATCCTTTCTCATTAATGTAGTCTTTAAGACTTGCACCCATTTTTAAAGTAACCCCTGCCTCAAACCATTGCTGATTTATAAACTTACCCATGTGGTAGTAAGAAGATGCAATCTGACGTTTTTTTAATATAGCTGCATGTTTATAGTTAAGTTCTGCAAGAAGTTCATAGAGTGCCAAATGATACTGTGCATCTCTGATTTTAGCAAAACCAAAGTTCTGTTCTTCCTTATCAAAAATTGGTAGAAAGTTTAACCACATGTAGTACTCTCTACAAACAAACCAGGTTAAATCACCATCTTTAACTATAATACCTTTTCTACATTTAGTCTTTTGGTCATCCCAATAACTTATGTAGTCTTTTGATTTAAAGGGAGCTGTACAATATACTCTATCTTTTTTAAATTTTGTTGACTCAGATATGAAAATCTTATTGGTAGTTTCATTAAATTTATATTCTCCTGGTTCTTTAAATACTCCAAAGATAAACTTAGTGAAGTCCTCTCTGGAATCAAAACTTGTAATTGTCCAGTTTCCATTTTCATAGGTTGGTATATCTTGATAAATTTCACTCATTACATGTCATATGCTAGTCCTTGTCCACCTCTTACTTTACTTTGTTGTTCCTCTTGAAGATCTTTATAGGCTCCTTTGAAAGACTGTCTAATTGCATCATAGTTTTTAGCTGCAGCAATCAAAGAGTTAAAGTTACCATCTCTACCTGTAGTAATCTGACTAGTTTCCATATATCTTCCTAATCTATCTAGCATAGATGCAATACCTTTGTATGCTCTGGATGTAGGTGTTTCATACATTCTTTCACAGAATCTAAGTGCTGCAAAAATTGTGTCATCTTCAGTAGAGAAATCCCCGTCAATTTGTTCTAGAATCAATGATTCCTTATCTATGTCTGGTGTAAAGAAAAAGGGATTTAAATCCGGATTTGGACAACACATATAGAATAGATAAAGATATATCTTAAGATGTTCTTCTGGATATTCATCCATCACATCTTTCAGAGCCTTCAGTGTGTAGCAATGTTCAGTAGGAATAACTACTCCGTTCTGTACATCAAACAATTTTGTAAAACTCATTTCTTTTTAATTTTATTTCTGTTATCACTAAGGTAGTGAATAATTGCCAATACCTCATCTACTAAATAAGGTATTGAAATTGGTGTAACTTCTTTTACAATAGGTTCTCCATTTTCATCTAACTTACTTATAGGATATCCCCAATTATCTTCTTTTTCTACTTCAAATGTAATATGATGAACAAATATTCTTCCTGGTTTTAATTTTGGATTATGCTTCAGTATAATATACATATAAATACTAAGTTGTAATGCATAATGATAAAAATGACAATCATCTAGTGAGTCTACAGGAAATCCCATTTTTTCAGATTTACCTTCCCAATCTACGTATGATTGCATATCTATTTTTTTATTAGTCTTATAGTCAATGATATTTACTTTACCATTGACTACTTCAACTAAATCTGATTGACCACAGATACCGGCTGATCTTAAATAGACCATATGTTCTGGATACACGCCTGGTTCTAGTTTTTGATTAGGTGCTACTTTAATACCTTCTTTAACTTCAGAAGGTTTAAATACAGGTACAGTAACACCTTCTCTTTCCATAGATGCTAATGAACATAAGTCAACTTCTCTTTGATTATGATACCATGTTCCAAGAGTAGTTGATCTGTCACCCTCATTAGTCCAAATCTGTTGTATTAATACAGGATCAATACCAAACCATTTTGAGTTCTTATTCTTAGTAACTTTCTCTGCAATTTTCTTTGCATTAAATGGTTTTTTAAAATGGGAAACAAGTGTTGTTACACTTATCCAATCAATGTTACTGTCATCAATACTTCTGTAACTATGATCATCTGCATTAAATACAATCATATTATTAATCTTTAAGGTTATCTAATGCATCTTCTTCTTCTACTGTAGCAATGGCATCCCATTTACCAACTGGACAAGAAGAAGCAAGAGATCTAGTTTTAAAATTAAGTGAACATCCACATTCATTACAACATGGAGCAGTACCTTTTACAGCACATTTTTTTCCTTTATGTTCACATTCATCACAAATAGAATATCTAAGTCTTGCTATTTCTTCTACTGTTTCATCTCTAATTATACTATTAGTTATTCCTTCAACTATCTGTTTCCGGTTCTGCCAAATTATCTTGAGAGTATTTTTCATTTTTAAATGTTTTACGTTTTAATAATTCTTCTTCAATTTGCACATGAATTTTTTTTAAAAGTTCTAATTTTTCTTCTACATTCTTTTTATTATGATAAGCACCAAAAGTAGATGTATCATGATTATTTAAAACTTTTTCATAATGAGGTATTGCCTTCTTTACCTTTTGTATTTTAATAACAAAGTGACCTAAACCATCTACATTAATTCTTAAGTCACTGATACTACTCATTTTTTTTCTTAATGTTTTATAGTAGCTTTCTACTAAAGTTTCTACTAAATCTTCAGAAACATCAAACTCTTCTGTTACTTCTTTATATAAACTATTAGCTTTCTTGGGTTTCATTACCTAAAAATTTATAGTCTAATAAAATAGTTCCTTCTGTTTGAATTTTTAAATCTGGATTTAACATAACCAACTTTTTGTTAGTTGGGTCTTTAACCACAAGTCCAGTTTTCTCAGCTTTATTTACACTATTTCTAACTGTTTGTGGAGTTTTAAATATCCATTCTTCTTCTGAAGATGCATCAAGACAAAAATTACTTAGTTCAATTGGTTGATTAAAACTTAATAATGTAAGACAGTCTAGATCAGACTCACTCATTGTTATACGATTAATATAACAATGAGTTAAAATCTGAAATTTTACAACATCCCATTTGGGCATTCTTACCCTCTTTTGTACTTGATTTACAAGTGCCATTAACCTCTTCTTAGTTTCTTACCTGCAGTTGGTGCTTTTACTGTAGGTTTTGGTTCTGATACAGAGTCTTCTCTAGATGCATATTCTCTTTCTAGTTCTTCTTCAGAATCTGGAAGATTTGCAGCCATCATGTTGGCATACTGAAACTGCATAGTTGCTCTTTGATATCTAGCTTGTTCTACTTCAGTAAGTAATTTTTCATACTTAGCTTGTGCTTCAAGATAAGGAAGAGATTTCTCATAAAATTCTTTCATTTCATCTCTTCTTGCTTCTAATTGTTCAGGAGTTAAATCCTCAGTCATTTGTTGGTTTTCCATTTTATATATTTTAAAAGTTTAGACAAATATACAATAAAAGTTTAAACTGGAAATATTTAAAATAAAAAATCCAGGCATACAAAGTACCTGGATTACAGTAGTTAGTATATCTTTATCTATTCTTAATAGTAAAGTTCAGAATAGTAAATAAATAAAACTCTCTTGAGATATCTATTTCTAGTGAGAATATATCTAAACTGGATACTCTCAATCTTATCATCAACTTATCCCACTGCTTTTTTGATGTATTCCAGTTGTTTCTTAGTTTCATATCACAAGCTTAATAACATATCAATTAATTCTTGCTGCGGGAACATGTCTACTTTACCTCTTAATACATTTGTATGAGAATACATTCCTGGTGTAGAATTAGCTCTAGCCAAATCTAGCACATCAAATCCATCAGCTCCTTTAGCTTTAATATATTCTACTAAACCTACTCTAGGATCAATATTATATCTTTCAGCTACAAATAGTATCCATTGTTTTAATGTAGTTATTTGAGCATCTGAGTATTTATGCCAAAACTGAAAACCACGGAATGGTTTAGCCAACTTAACTATTTGATTAGGATCTGCTGGTGTACCAACATAAGTCTTTCCATTAACTATCTGACCCATACAACATACTTCAATACCTACAGAGTTTCTATGCATAACAGAGTTACCTGTACCTGTATGCCACCCATATCCTCCTTCTGGAAAACATTGGATTAATTCACCGTCATACTTGGTATTACCATTTCTTACAGATTGACCACCTAATATATATTCAGTAGCTACATTACCTCTGTCATCTCTTGCCCACATATCAGCAACTTGATAAGGATCTTCCCATCCTGCTGTGTGGTGTAAGAATATCCATTGTTTCTTTACAGGACCAGGGAAGTAAGTTCCTACTGGCATGTAATGTTTCTTAATCTCTAATGCTTTTTCTACTTCTAGATTCTCAGCATTGTCAGTATTAAGAATACCCATGTGAGCCCAAGTCTTAGGACCAACTACTCCATCAGGTATTAAACCATTTTTCTTTTGGTAAGACTTTACTGCTGATTCTGTTTTTGGACCAAAGATTCCGTCAGCTGTAAGTTTTAAAAATTCTTGAAGAGTGACCACTGATGACCCCTTACTTCCTTTTTTTAAAACATCCATTATTTCTTACGGTTAAATTTTTTACTCATCATATGAGCAACCCATTTACCAACTCTTTTAAGTATAGGTTTTTGAGCTTCTACTTTAACTGTAGTACCTTCATCAGTTTTAGTTACTTCAACATCAAGTTTTCTTGAATCAAGTACAAACTTCTTTTCTTCTTCATTAGAAGTAAGAACCACATCTGTTTTTGGTGTGTCAATTACTACTTCTAAATTCTTGTCTTTTTTCTTAACACTTACTCTGGTTTTCTTTACCTTAACTTCAGCATTAATTTCCACTGGGGCTTTTACTTTCTTTGCCATTTTTCTTTTTTTTAGTTATTACTGTTTCTAAATCCTTGTAATCTTCTACTGTTAATTGGGATAAAGTAGCTGCTACTGTTCCTGCAGTTACTAAATAACCAGCCACTGTAACTACTGCTGCTGGTAATGTTATTGGAGCTGCTATTACTACTCCTGCTGCTGCACCTACTGCAATAGCAATCTTCTGTACATTCTTCCAGAACTTAGGAGTTGGAGCATTCCATCTTTTTTTTATATTAGTCAT